TAGCATCAACCTTAGTTGTGCTGAAATGATGTGTCTCTCCACTATGAACGTGCATCACTTTGACATTAGTAATGAACTCAAGAAACTCTGCTGACAACTGGTTTGCCAATAGAATACGAGGTGCAACAACCACAATGGTGCTACATGCTTCACTCTCAAACTCTCTCTTGGCATCCTGTATCATACAGATAGTCTTACCACCACCTGTGGGTACAATGACTTGACCTTTGTCGTTGTCAATCATTGCCTGTATTGCTTGCTCTTGGTGTGGTCTTAGTTGCATAGATTTCCTTTTGATATATTCATTATAGCAGTTGAGTCAATGGTGTCTCTAAACTGTATGACACATTTTCATTTGGCACATGTGATTCTATCCAGTTCTTTGCTGTGTCAAAATAATCCTTGTCACTCTCAATACCAATATATTTTCGATTTGTATTAATACAAGCAATACATGTAGAACCAGACCCCATGCAATTATCAAGAATCACATCATTTTCATTTGAATATGTGTTGATGAAGTATTCTATCATGCCCACTGGTTTTTGTGTTGGATGAAACTTCAATGGATTATCATTATTAATTACTGGAAACTTTTGTACTGATCTAGGATAGCGATCAGTTGTAGTTCCATCATTACCAAATGTCTCTGTCAGATGATTATAGTTTCTCTTCTCTTTTGGGTGGGGTATATTTTTTCTTGGTTTAACTGAACCAAATGGTTTGTGTCCAGTTGTCTTCTGTGGATTATAGGTTGGTAACTTGCGATAGAATATTAATATATTTTCGTGTGCTTTCATAGGCATCTTCTTTGCATTAAGATGTCCAGTTGCTTTGTTCTTCTCCCATATCCACTCATATCGAAATTGATTTGGATTTGAAACAATTAACTTAGATGTAAAAGGTTGTTGTGATGTCAATATAATCGCACCATTTTCTTTTACTACTCGATTATATGCTCTCCATAAATCATCAAATGGTATGATACTATCCCATTTGTTTTGTGTTGTCCCATAAGGTAAGTCACAAAATACCATGTCAATGCAGTTGTCAGGTAAATCTTCCATGACATGAAGACAATCTCCTAAGAATATTTCACTATTCATTTACAACAAACTCATCAAGATTTTCTACCATTATATCATAAAATTCATCTTTTGTCTTCTTTTGTTTTACATCCTTGATGTCAAAGAATACATCCATAATACCTATAAGTTGACCATACTGTTTCTTTAAGACACCATTAATCTTGGTGCGATTCTTTGCTGATATTACATCATCATAACCACCTACCGTTCCATCTTTTTTAAATCTTGGTGCAACTCTTGGCAACACACTCACAAATAATACTTTCTCTAAATTTAATTCTGGTGCAAATGCTATTCTTGCTGCTTCTCCTATGGTTGTGTTAGCATAGTTTTTGATATTTTTATTTACATTACTATTCATTGCTTTTGCCAGTATGCAAACTTTCAATTCGCCATCAATATTGAAACCCGCAATATCAATATCAAATGTACCTCCAAAGGCATCGTTAGATAGTTTATATTCAAATTTCCAATCTAAATCATTCCATTGAGGATTCTTTACAAGGATTTCATTTAATAGTACATCATGCAAGTCATCGGTTCTCTTAGATGATCTCACATTCTGAAATGATGTTTGTAAAAATTCTGGTAATTTCATGGGATCTGTCAATTAATCCTATTATAGTGCATGTACATTTCCCTGCAATAGCATGTGTGTCACTATGTCAACTGACACAGTTAACACGAGACAATCTGTCTCAAAGTGAGAGAAGTAAGAATCGTATTATTCTACGTCTGTTTATGACCTCTGCACCATCCCTTCAAAAAATTTATAGTATCTCCCGAACAAACCATACAAAGGTATGTATGTAAAATCAAAATTCTACACCATCTTTCCAATTATTAAAGTTTATTTTTTTCCATTGACCATATTTCTCAGGATCATTTTTTTCATCACTTATCATTTCATAAAATTTGTCATCAGGATTAAATGGTAGAGACTTAGCATATTCCCAGAATGGTGTGTCATACTTCGAACCATATTGATAATGCCACAATATAATGTTTTCAAGTTGTTTCATATTTGTTTTTATTTTCTCATTACAATAGTCAACTGTTTGTATCTTAAAAATTGCATCCCACGATTGCCTACAAATGTACTGATAAAATGCAACTGCTGTTGCTTCCATCGGTTCAATAAATCCATACATGTTGCCCTGCAAGATAGTTCTTTCGCCAACATAAAAATTCTTTGCTCTATAATTTTCAAACTTTAATTCATCATTTATCTCGTCAATTTCAAATCTTTTGACAAAATCAATGATCGCATCCTCTCTGTCAGTTATTGTGTCATTGAATAAGTATCCATAGGATACACTATCTTGATTTGGAATTACAAATGTCCATCCATTTGGTGTTGCAACTGCCTTTGTGTAAATTAAATCAGTATCTCGCCCTTTCTTTTTTGACAAGAGAACACTATTCAAAGGATTGACCAGTGATTCGTAATTACTCCTATCTCGATTATGTCTTCCTCGACAATCAAAAATTATATCAGCATCAATTTCTTTCTCAGGATTAATTATATTTTTCTCGTAGACCGTAAATAAATTAGATTCTAGTACCCTCTCAGATAATTTTTTAGGTACGAAGTGCATCGCAATATTAGGCATTTCAAAGGGATGAAATATTTTATCATTTTTCTTTCCCCAATTCTCGTAGAGTATACCTGACTTAAATGTTGCTCCTATCTTATTATCATACCAATTCATTCCTATTGTTGAACCGATCAAATCTAAAATAGGTAGTGTTGTTCCTTGACCTACTTTTTCAATTGGATGTTCATCTGGACTGTGATAAATTGATATTTCAAAACTGTCGCAGTTTTTATCCTCTATAAGATATTTGTAAAAGTGAAGAGCAGTGATGCAACCTGCATTTCCTGCACCAATTATCGCTATTTTAATCATTTATTTTTTTCATAATTTAATTATATCACTTTAAACTCACTTTGACAAGTAACATATATATGCTATAATACCATTAATGGTTGATTATGTATGTCTGATAAAGGTAATGATCGAATTACTGATTTTATAATTCGATATGAAAAAATATTTACAAGAGAAGAGTGTCGTCAGTTGATTGAAAAAATTGATTTTTATGATGATAATGCATTGCTTTATCCTCAACCTGACAATAATAAAATATTTCAAGATCAAGATGCAGTAAATGTTTTCTCTACGTCTGATTTAACTTTACCAGAATCATCTTTCATATGCGATCAAATTTTTCCAAAGATCAATCCATGTATTAAGAATTATCTTGATAGATTTCCACTACTAGGAAGAAGAAAATTTTCAATACATGATATTAAAATAAAAAAAATAAAATGTGGTGCAGGATTTCATCAATGGCACTATGAGAATGGTTATGTATATGATGTTCGTAGAACATTTGTTATACAAATCTATATTAATGATGATTTTGATGGTGGTGAAACAGAATTTTTATATCAAAATAAAAGAGAGAAGGCAGTTGCAGGTGATGTTTTAATATTTCCCTGTCAATATACTCACGTTCATAGAGGTAATCCACCAATAAACGGGGATAAATATCTCGTAACCTCTTGGGCTTGGTTGCAATAATAATATGAAAGAAAGATTAGAAGCAGAATTATTCGTAGAACCATTTCCATTAATGGTCGTTAATAATTTTTATAATGATTTTGAACTCGCATTAATATGGCAAGAATTAATGTTTTACACTGCCCCTAATAAACTTCTCGCAGCAGAAAATTATGGTGGGGTAGTTGGTAAAACAAATGCAAAAGCATTAGTACTTGATGATATATACATCAATCATAGTAAAACTAAGGAAGATGGTATAAATTTTAGAAATTTATCGAATATACTTACTGTCAATCGTAAACTTTTTAGATGCGGTGTGCTTGAAAAGTTTTCCGAACTTCATGGTTGCACTAGCATAGCAACTAAATCAAATCACGACACTACTAAAGTTAGATATTATCATAATAATGAATATTACGATCCTCATACAGATAGTTCTACACAATTTCTCGCATTTTCATATTTTTATAGAGAACCTAAAAAATTTAAAGGCGGTGATTTAATTTTCCCAAAGTATGATTTCAAAATACCATGCAACAATAATACAATGGTCATCTTTCCAGGTTGGGTGGAGCATGGCGTAAGAAAAGTCACAATTGAAGATTCTGATTATTTTGATGGGTGGGGAAGATACGCTATCACATCATTCTTTGGGTGTAAGTATAGGAATACTTTATCGGCAAAGTAAGGTGCATCTTAATTATATTGCAATTTATGAAAATGCTCTCTCAGATGATGAGTGTGACTTAATAATTGATGAATTTGAAAAAGAAAAACAACTACATCATAAAGGATGTAGCGGTAATGGTCGGGTAAGGTCAACAACAAAAAAATCTACTGATATCACATATAATATCAACTCTGACTGTTTAACCTCACAAATCATATCAGATCATTTAGAGGATCATGTCGAGAAATATCTGGTGCAATATCCTGATATAAACAATTATATAAAACAATGGCATTGTCTTTCTGATTATAACATTCAAAGATATTTTCCTGGTGAGGGTTTTTATAAACCTCATTGTGAAAATTGTGATAAGGAAAGTTCTTATCGTGTTCTAGTATGGATGTTTTATCTTAATGATGTTCCAGACGGTGGAACTTTATTTCCAACACTTGAAGTGGGTATTAAGGCAAAAAAAGGTAGATTAGTCCTTTGGCCATCTTATTGGACTCATGTTCACATGGGTCAAATTAGTCACACACATATGAAATATATCGCAACAGGTTGGTTTGGGTTTATTTAATAAAAAATAAATTGTCTTCCACCTTCTCCACCAGGTTTCGCATTATCATTGGTAGGTCCTCTGGGTGAGTTAGCACCAGCAGCACCATTAGAATCTGAATTTGCGCCAAGTATTTCACCACCTTCACCACCATCTCCACCTTGTGCTTCTTCGTCATCCCCACCTTCGCCAGGATTTCCACCACGATTTTTCTCACCAACTTCACCATTAGAACCACTATCACGACCTGATCCACCTTCACCACCATTACCAGCAGGAAATCCTCGACCTCCTCCTCCTCCACCGCCACCAGCAGAGTTTGGGTCTCTCCAATCATCTTGTTCACCACCTGCACCACCACCGCCTCCGCCACCACCAGCGACGATACGATTTGTAGGAGAGTTAGATGATTCAGTTATTGCTTCTCCATTTACGATTGTTCCACTTATTATCTTCATCGCACTCGATCCTTTACCACCAGCAGTTGCTACATTATTATTTGAGTTTGCTCCTCTTCCACCATTTCCTCCTTTTCCGTAAACTCTCCCATTAGTACCAACATCAACAAATAAATCTGTTGAATTTGGCCAACCAGCCGAATTGGTATTATTGTTGTTATTACCTGTTCTTATTGCCACATCATCCTTATCAGAAGCACCTGATGACCCAAAGTGTTTATTAATATGAATTATTACTTTCTTTCCACCTTGCCATCCTGACTTAGGTATAGAAGTTCTATCTGTACCACTTTTATTTCCTACTACATCGTATCTGTTATTATTAAAGGCACCAGTATATACATCAAAATTAGCACTCGTATTAGAGTTAGTGCCATTACCATATACATTACTATATAAGTCTACTACTATGTTTGCTTGCTTACCATAAAATTGACTGAATTTTATAGGACTATTTCCCTGAGGAATACCACTATCTAATGGTAAATTATTTAAATCACCATAATCCTCTGATACCCTATAATTACCTAGTTTGTTACCTGTTGGATTCCCAAACTCTGTTTTAATATCGTTATATGAAATTGCTCCAGAATTTTGTAATGCCATATTTTATGCCACCGTTGCGAGACCTACCCAACCATTTCCATCGTAAAGTTCGAGTCTATTTAGTGTGGTATTATATAGCAACGCACCAGTAACTGTTGAACCACCACCAAGACCACCATTCCCAGATCCATCATACATAAGATTTCTTTGAGCAGTTGTTACCTTAGGTGGAATCATGTAAGCAATTTTAGAACGATCTACTGGCCAACTATATCCTCCCCCTTGATCAGGAACATTGACAACATCAGAGAAGTCAACTGCTGATTTTGGAACTACTGAATTTCCGACTAAAACACTACCAGCATGAATACGAATGTCTCCATGAACTGTAATACGATTAGATTCTACACCTGTTAATGCAGTGGTTCCAACTCCTACACGACCTTCATCATTTATGAATAATTTGTTGTGTGTAGTGCCATCACCACCAGTATTCAATCCTGTTGGATTAACAAATAATAATTCACCACCATTTCCTGTGCTTCCTATACCAATAATATTTTTTATCTCCAAAGTATTAATATTGTTAACACCACTTGTTGAATTGACATTACCAGTCAAATTACCAGTCAAATTACCAGTTACATTACCAATGAGATTACCATTAAGAGGATTATTCAAATTGAGAGTATCAATGGTAACATTACCTGACATATTGACTGCACCACCAATAGTTGCTCCCCCAACAACTTCAAGTGCTACTGCTGGTGTTGTGACTCCTATTCCTAAACTACCACCAATACCTGTCAAAGTCATCAAAGCATTAGATGCTTTATGCCATACGAAATCCCCAGTGCGATCTGTGCCACTGTCTTTTAAATTGTTGATGTTGAGGAAGTAATTGAAATTACCTGTGTCATTATTCAATATATTTAAAGATCTTCTGGTCATAAATGCGTTCACACCAGATTCATCACCATAAATTAATGCTGCATCATGTGTTGATAAACCAGATGTACCCCCATTTAAACTTCCTATTTTTAATGTATTACTTACTGATACACCAGCTCCGATTGTATTGAAAACCTGAGTGCCACTTTGTAATAATCTAACCACATTAGAACTCGCAGAATTTATCTCAGTCGCAGTTAATCTACCAGTCAATGTAGATACTCCTGTGACATTGAGTTGATTTAGAGTTGCACCAGCATTTGCATCTATCGCATCATTAAATGTTGATATACCAGTTACATTAAGATTGGTAGTATCTAATTGATTGAAAATCGTAACACCGACTCCGGATGTCATCAATCTAGGAGAACCATTATAACTTAAGGTTACGTCTGCTACTGTACTTCCAATTCCTACTGCTTCCTTGTTAGCGACTTTCATTGAGAGAGTGCCATGTCCAAATATATCTAAACCCTTTGGTCCATTTTCACCCACTGAATATCCAAACTGAATCTGCCCTCTTCCTGCACCTGTCCCGATGGATTCACTATAGAATCTAAGATAATTACTAGGTTTACCAAACCTAACTTGAGTCATAGGTTCAATATACAAATGTCCTCCAGTGTAGACCATCGATGATGGGAATAAGGAATTTCCATTGTACACTGCGAACTTACCTGGTACATTATCTTCTTCAGACTGTGGTTTACCAAACCTAACAAAATCCTTGAACTGGACATTATCACCAAATGTTGATACACCTGCTACTTCTAGTCCATTTGCTTGTATCAAACTGGTGCTTGTTGAAATACCAATAAATGTTGAAACACCTGATACTAATACATCATCAAATGAAGAAGAATTAGACACACTCAGTGTATTAGCAAAGAGATCAGATATTGTTGTTATACCTATAAAAGTAGATGGTCCGGTAACTCTCACATCACCTAAAACATCTAATGTGAAGTCGGGGAATTTACCAGTTTGAATACCTAGTCCACCTACATTATCACTTCCTATCCCAACAGATGATGTGGTTGACAGTGTTCCTGATAATTCTTTGAATCCAGCAGTGGCGATTGCCACGACATTTGTAAGAGTTGAACCATCACCAATATATTCAGTCGCTGTGATCCTTCCTGACCCACCATCAAGTTTTATCGCACTGTTTATACCAACTGTAATTCCTGTGCCAACTTCGACGTTGGTAGAATTTAATGTTCCAGAAGAATTTATATTACCCTCTACATCTAGTATCTGAGTTGGTATCGTGCTTCCAATACCAACTAACCCAGTATTCGGTTTAACAATTAACTTATTATCATCAACCTGTAAACCATTTCTGAAATTGAATGACTTCGAAAAATTTGCCATTATACCTTTTTAGTTATTTATCTGAGATTTGTTGTTGTAAATCATCGACCTTATTATTAAGTTCTTTAATTGCCTCGATGAGAAGAGGAACCAATTTTTCATAATCAACTGCCTTGTAACCAGTTTTCTTTCTAGTCTTAACCAAACCAGGTAAACCAAGTTTTTCAATTTCTTGAGCAATAACACCAGTTCCAGAATCTTCTTTTTCTGACTCTTCAGTCCAATCAAATGTATATCCACCGATTGAAAGTACTTTTGCTAATGGATCATCAATTTTCTTAATGTTCTTCTTCAATCTTTCATCAGATGAGTGGAAGGCAATAATATCACCATCAACTCTCAATTCTTCTGTGCTTGGTTTATATTGTAAACCCGCTGTTTGATCTGCCCTTAGAAAAGCATCCACTTCATTCGCATTAGTGCTATCTAATGTAGTTCGTGTGAATACTATATTGTGATATGTCGAAGAAGTACTTTCTGATTTAACATCAACTGTGTTAGCGTTTGCCGCAAAACTCGCTTCTCCTGTAAGATCACCAGAAAATGTTCCTGTTAAAGTCGTGCCATCAAATGTTAAATTTGCACTATCTTGTAATGCACCACCAGCACCAACTGTAACGACACGACCTGATGTTAAATCTTCAACCTTGAATGTACTACCTGTGGAAACTATGCCACCTCCGGCCATTGTTGTAATGCCAGTGATGTTTAATCCACCTGTAATATCTATTCCTGAAACAGATGTCTGTAAACGAGTTACACCATTATGATACAATCTGACGTGTCCAGCAGAGTGATCCAATAACATAAAGTTTTCACCAGATGATTTCTCAAAAATCATCTGATTTCCACCAATTCTAAATCTTAAATCGTCATGACCACTGTGTTGTATTCTACTTCCTCCATTTGTTGATGGATCATGGAAGATTTTAAGATCAGCGTCATCACCAAATCTAAGTTCTGCATTATCAGCAAATTGTGAATTTTTATTGACACCAAATCCACCATTAAGAACTAATGATGCGTCAGTTGGACTTGTTGCTGGATCAGCATTTTCAATCTTTAATGTTCCCTCTACTACAAGTTTATCTTTGATTCTTGCTTCTTCATTAAATGTAACAGGACCGTCAAACTGTGATAGAATCTGACTTGAAGCTCCACCCTCAACGACAAGTCTCTCTTTAACAGTAACTTCATCAAATACAACACTTAATCTTGATGGATCTTCACCTGTCACACTTGGAACAGGAGTATCAAATGTAGTTTCCTCACCAGTAAGTGATGATTTCTTTTGGTTTCCAATATAGAAGTCACCCTTATCATTCATACCTGTATATACAACAGCACCTGATGATTTTTCTAATGCTTGTGATAAGAATTCTTCTTTTTCAGATAATGATACTGTTTGTAATTGTGGTAATGCTGTGGAATAGTTACCAGGACCATATCCAAGATATTCAAATGTATGACCTGATGCTCTTAAAACAGAAGGTCTTCGTAGTTCTATCGCTATTGGTTTGATTTTTCTAGCAAGTGATCCATTATCATGACCTTCAACTCTCGTACCGAGTGCTCCTCTTATCACAAAAATTTCATCAGTGGCAGTCATATTTGACTGACTAATTCTCATAATCTCATTATCAACCTGAATATATGAACCATATGAGAATCTAGACATGGTTCCAACACCTGTGCCTGGTAGTCCTACTTTTAACTTATTTGATGTTGTAAATGAATTGATGAACAATATTTCATCATCAAATAAATGTGAACCTCGAACACTTAAATTTTCATCAGCAGCATCTGATGATTGATCGTTTGCAGATAAGTTATGTTTTAATACTCTCGCATTAGGTGTGCTTGCATTTAATACTGTTCCAGAATTAGGATCTTTAACTTGACCAACAACTGAGAAAGAACCAACACTTGATACAGATTTGACAGTATACTCACCATAATTATAATATGGACTTGCACCACTTGAACTTACAATTTGAACTCTATTACCTGCTGCTAAACCATGTGCACTTGATGATTGAAGTGTTGTGATGCCCGTAGTCGATGAAGGTAAAATCGCAGTACCAATAGCAACACTGTGACCAGCAACAAATGCATATTGGAATGGAATTACATCTGGATCATTACTTGCTTGTTCAATTTGAATTTGAGTCTTTGATGGAACTGATACAATTGGGAAATATCCGCCAGCAGTCGTACCAATACCAGTTATTTGAAGATAGTTTGATGTTGATGGAGACAAATGCCTTGAATCAACGACTAATCGAGCTTCACCATTACCACTGGAATTTAACCCTAAACTAGATGTATCAAAGTATAATTGACCAGTAGATATGCCTGATCCCTTTGAAACAATATCAACTGCTGAAACACCATTAGAGGATACAGTGACATTTGCTGTTACACCATTCCAAGAACTTAGACCACTTTCATTGAAAAGTCTGACATTATTAAATGTACCATCAGTATAACCTGATCCTGCTGTTATTATACCAGTGACTGCACCCGAAATTCCATGCTCTCTTGAAAATGTTATTGTTCGTTTACCAGAAGATAGTGCACCAACACTTGCGATACTGATACCAATACCAACATCAGTCATTAATTTATCAACTGTTTCTCTGGTTATACTTTTCTTTAAATCATTTGTTGTAACTTGTCCAAGGGGAAATCTATTTGCAAATGTTTTACTTGCATCAGGATTATCATTTGGATTGTCCCGATCTAATTGTGGATATAAATCAGAGACGTTCTGACCAAATTTTGAATCAGTAAACTCGATTGGCACAGAGTTTCCTGAGTTTAAAGGATAGATGTGGAATATACCATCTTGAACACCATCTTTGTAGTCAGATATTTTTTCATTACGATAAGCATAGATGTTCGATTGTAAATTATTTCTCTCAAATCTTGGTAGATTTACAGTTTTAGTATTGAAGTCATTAGTGACAGTCGCAGCAGGATTCCTACCAGGATTATATTTAAACAACATGTCATTAACAATACTAGTCACAGTATGAGTTCCATTATATCCACTAGACCCTGCACCTACTGTATTAATATCAGGATTAGTGCTATCAGTTATATTTTTAATAATTACAGAATCACCAACTTTTAAGTTATGTGGCAATTCAGTTCTAACGGTTACATTAGGTTCAGAATAAGAAGCATGACTTATGAATCTTGGATTTCTGTTATACTCATAATCACCATTATCATTTTTCTTCTCTAATGGATCGTTAGCACTCTTTCTTGTGAAGTCTGCATCCGTACCAAAACCTGTTGTGCTTGACTCTTGAATAATAAAACCATTCTCAACATTCTTGGATCTTTTTATTTCCTTTGGAATTACAACACGTAATTTATATATTTTATCATCTATCTTTCTTGCATCATTCACTCTCTCAATAAATGTGGGTTCAGTCCTAGCACCTATTCCTGCAACACCAAGTGTATTCATTGTGCTGTATATTTCATTACCTGCATTTGTAACGACAAACCAATTATTATTAGATGAGTCAAACTGTATTGGATGTCCAAGATCACCAACATTTTTTTCAGATACTCGACTTAATATTGAAATTTCTTCTCCACCATATACATCTAATGGAACTCCAACAGCAGCATCGGCTGCTGTGCTTGCAAGTTGAATTTGTGAACTTGATAACGTGACTGAATCTGTACGAACAGAGTTTGCCTCACTTGTGATAGCAAAATATACAACATTACTTTCAACATTCTCAGGTAAATCACCTGTTCCACTTTGAATTATAACCTTCTCACCGTTTAATAAAGAATGTCCACTTACTGTAAAAATATTATTGACAGGGGCAGAGGCAGAAATTGTTTTTGCTGAAGTTGAAGTGCCATCTGCCATCAAAATATCAGCAGTCTTACCTGTTCCTATTATCACAGATAATTTATCATTTTTTTGAGCACCAACTCTAAATCCCTGAGTGTTTGCTGCTGGTTTAATATCTTTTGAATTAAATCCAAACAAATATAAATGAGTGTTAATACCAACTGCTGTTGTCAAACCAACATCAAGGGTCACCCAGTCGATTTTATCCTTAGATGATGTTAATGCTCTTGGAGTTATTATATTTGTAATGAAAGCTTTATCATCCTTTTCAAATGCTTCTTTCTTGAATCCATCGGAAACAAGTGCCAACTGACCAAAGTTAGAGTTAGAGTTGGTGATTGAGGCATCACCACCATTTATCGCAGCAAAGTGTTTATTGTATCCAATCGCAAACACTGAAACAACCTGCATGATTGCATCGTTAGTAATCGTGATATGGCAGTTCTCCCAACCTTTTCGATAAATTGCTTTTGGATCTAAATGATAGATTGTTGCAGGATTTGTTGATGATGATTTAGTTGCGAGTTGTCCACCATCTGTTTTAGTAAAGGAAATTCCATCATAAGAACGATTTACCTCATTATATTTGACAAATGCACGATCGTCTTTTTGAAGTGAAACACCAGTGAACTGGGCAACAACCATCGAACGGAAACCAGTTGCTTTGTTTCCATCTGCTTTCATTCCATTCAATCCATATACAGATCTCATAGAAATATTGAATACATATGGTGAAGCACCAGATACAGTATCAGTTTCGACAACTACGCTACCATTTGTAGAATTACCAGGTGTTTGTAAGTTTGCATCAAATGATGGTAATAGATATGTAAATGTCTTGGTATCAACAACAGTAGCAACAAGAGTTGAAATATTATATGCCTGTGGAGATACACCACTTATTTTTATCGGTGTATCTGTTGTGAGTTTGTGTGCTTTTTTAGTAATAACAGTAACAACGTTACTTAGATCTGTTCCATCTCCTGCCTGAATTAATGCAATTTCAATAGGATCTGCTGCAAATGCTCCAACTATCTCAAATTCAGGTCTTTTTGGTTCAAATCCCTGTGGGTTAGTTGGAAATCTATCTAATACGTCAATTGGACGAGTTGATGATTCATTATATGCGTTTGATAATTTACCATAATACATTTCCAAATCGGTCAAACCTGTGGATGTTGTATTCACACCATCAGCATATTCAAAGATTGTTAATTTATGATGAGAAAATGTTGCGTTTGCTTTATTACTTCCAGTTAAATCTGTTGGGTCTGTAAATACCTCTCCTTTACCATCAAAACAGGAGAATTGCCAAAAATAACAAGTACCAGTAATTCGGAATATTGCTGATGCTGCTATGTCATCATCAGTTGGATTTGGCACATATAAAGGTCTTACTTTTGTTTTTCTTAAATCTAAACCTACAATTGATGTACCACGAGGAACTATGACTCCACCTTCTACTGAGTTGAATTTAAATAAAACATTATCAGGGTCAGATAAATCAAAATTAGTATTCAAATTTAAATTTAAAGTATCACTATCTTTAACTGTGCCATTTGAATCTATTAATTGATATGACGATGCTCCAACTGATTTAATCGAAAAACCTGGTCTATTATCTACTGAATGATCGCCAGGCATCAAGAGAATAGTTGTCCTCTCGATCAAGTCGTTAGCATCACCTGTCTGATATGAAAATCTTGCAGATTCTATCAGTGCTCTCTGTATAGTCTTAAAAGGTCTCGCTAATGAATTACCAGAGTTTGTTATGCTGTCTGTTGCATCTAGATCACTCGGACTCACATAAAGGATTCTTCCCTCAGTGTTCTTTATGAAATTATCTAACTTATTCAGTGGCATGGTATGCTATTCTTCTTAAATTTCTCTATGTTCTATTTAGTTAGGTAAAAAATTAATCATCATGGAGTGATGAAAACTGCTGCCATAATGAAATCCCTATCTTCAAATCCATCATCCACATTCTCAACATAAAGATCAAAACGATCTACTGCCATAAACCTAACACTTACTGAGCAATTATGATTATCACCATCATTTTCACCGCTTGTTGCACATACAGTATAATCATTATTTGGATAATTAGTTGTAAAATTAACTCGATATTCACCCTCTGCGAGATCACCAACACTGCTAATATTTAAACTATCTCTTATTGTTTTGGGATTTGCCGATCCTTTTCCGTAAAAATTTACGTATGAAGTAGCAAATACTGCCGAAGTGTTTCCAGCAGCATTATTAATTGCTGGTGGTAACTCACCAGTAAATGTTGCCGATCCATCACTTCTAACTTTAAAAGTTTCGGTTCCGATTCCAGAACCAACTATAAAATCATACCTATCAGAGACATCTGTTGCATTTTGTTTTTGAAATGCAAGATAACCAACATCTAACGGTATAGCATCCAGTCCGGACTGTTGAATCCTTTGCCTCCATGCAATTTTTAAACCTTCACCAGCACCTAAATTTTGATCACCAATGTCCTCGTACATGTCTAGGTTTATAATAGTTTTAGGTGTGGTTGCAGTATTACTTGTTGACCTCATATTTGTTTGAAGGGTCATTCCAACAGGTTGTGCATTATCATTCGAACCCACTCCACCCCTCACTGGATATGCATATCCAGTAGCAATACCTGCTCCCACCTGAACATTTGGACTTGTTACATAAACGCCAGCTCCGTCAATTCCATATCCCTCTGTTTCAGTTCTTATAGCATAATTTTGAATAACTCCTCTATATGTACTAGAAGTTTGAGAAAATCTAATTGGATACTTAGGACCATCAATTGAAGTAAACCCATCAAGAATAAAAGGTCCGAGCAAACTATCTGAACCATATAAACCATGAATAGCAGTTGAAGCAACTCCAACATTACCAAAACCATTTATACTTATATTCTTCATCACTATGTTCCGTAAACCCTGCATCAATCTAATAACACCATTATCATTTTCTGCAAATCCTGTTGAGGGTTCAAAATCATTTGCCATGTCAAAACTACTATCACTTACCGTAATGTTAGTCATATGAACAGTATCATAAGATGATACTCTTATACCATAACTTGCATTATATGTGGCAATACCCACATTATCTGCATCAGTAGCAACAAATTCTCTCGGAGATAAAACCTCAATATTTGACAATTTGATATTTTTTGCATTTGGACTTAAACCTTTATCACCTGTACTATTGTCATTCAAAAATCCTAAGTGTTTTGCGTCAATACCTCTGGCACAGTTTATGACTCTTAAACCATCAACTGTTACATTGTAAGGAGCAGGAGCATAGGTATGACCTTTTATTTGTAGTCCTTTGTTTCCTTTTATTGCAACATTATCTGTCATTGTCACATTTCTACTTCCATCATCAATCTCAAAACAGTTAGAATTATTACCTGTTCGAACACCAGAGGGAGTGATGGATCGACAACCAGTGATTAAAATATTTGATGAAAAGTGTGTAGTAATATTATCATCCCCTGCACCCGATGCAAAACAATTTTCAATTGTAACATACCTTGATGAGTCATTATCATATGTCGTACCATTATTATTATCAGGATATCTTGGGGATGTGATGTCGATGCAATGTTTATATCCATCAAGACATCTTACATTTTTTACCAATACATATTCACTAAAACAAATACTTAGGGTAGTTTGATCATTGTCTTGATCTCCACCACTGAACTCAGTATCTTTAAGAGTTTCACCACCTGATACAGTCCATCGGTCTCGATTGAAATCCAACGTCATATCTCTTATAATGATATTTTCTCTTTTATTTCCTCTCTTACCTGTTCTCATTAATGTGGTATCCCTACCGACTGTTGATATCATCTTTATAACTGTACTTTCACCATCTCCAAATATGTGTGAATTACTAGGTATTTCTATTGTTTCACTTACCATGTAAGTTCCTCTGCTTAAATAAACTCTTCTTCCAGATGCTTTGTCTAAGGCATTTTGTATACTTTTAGTATCGTCAGTGATTCCATCTCCCACTGCACCATAATCTTCTACTGATGTAACATCAGAATCAGACCAAATGACAGATGAGTTTGGTCCAGTGCTCTTTAAAACTTGACCTTTGATACCAAAATCTGTTCCTGCAATCCCAACTTGACCTAGTTCACCTATGCGAAGTTTTTCATCATCTTTTATTTTCAGAATATATTTTTCTCCATGATTAACAGAATCAAAAAGATTCACCTTACCAAGAATATCTACATTCTCATTAAACTGAGCGTCGCTGCCTATAATTTCTCCTGCCATTAGATTAACCTATCTCCTCCTACTTGTGTTTTGCTAAATGCTCTCTGCACAAAACTTCCAACACCACCAGTAACATGACCAATTGCCTTCATAATGTTACCAGTTTGACCGCTTGCTTGGACTTTATTACCTCTTAGATTTACTGTTTGTGACGCACTCAAACTGATGTTTCGACCTGCTTTTAAAGAAATATCTTCTCTTGCTTCAACTACAACATTTGAACCTTTGATTAATATATTTCCATCTCCTTGACAAGTGATTTCAATACTTCCTTTCAAAGTTGCAATCTCAATACCAACATCACCTTTTAATTTCTGACCTGATATAATTTCAATGTCCTTCTCATTATGTACCCTAAACGTTCCAGATTCATCCAGTGAGGCAAACTGTCTAGAATTGTCATCAGTAACTGCATATTGTAGAAAGACATTCGTTCCTCTCTCACCCATCTGTGGGTTATTAACATCAATCCTAAACTTAGGACCTAAACTAAGGATATCCCTCTGTTCATGATTTTGATTTTGTCTTTCTGCCATTAGTATCCTCCGTATCCACCACCACCTGAGGGTGGGTTACTTGGTGGTGAACTGCTTGGTGGTGTATCTGTTGATCCTGATGTATCAGTCATATCTATATCACCTATTCTTTGTATGGGTGTAGTAGTTGTTGTAGTAGTTGTCATCGTCATTGCGGTTCCGACTGTTCTTGCAGATCTGAAACTTTCTTGTGGTGTATCATATATTATAGCATCATTTCCAGAATGTGACGAACCTGTCATTTTCACACCATTTGGCATAATATGATATGCACCAGAATATGCTTTACCATTGATATATCCCACAATATTATTAATATTTGGACTAATACAATCAATGACCTGAACCACTTCACCCTGTGGTGTAAGAGGTAGTCTTCCAATCACTGGTTTTATCAATGCACCAGTTCCTGTATTTGAAGTGACTGTAATTACTGGAATTTCGTCAACCTTCACATTATTTAGTGGTTTTACACTAATAATTCTACCATTCTGTATCGTGACATCATATTCTATATTATCATCTGTAACAACTGCATCTTCATATCCTGAACCAGTATTGATAATATTTGTGTCAGTGACACCAAATGGAATTGAATCGGAGTTGATTGCGTCACCATCATCACTTGGAGATGCTGGATAGTTTTCTCCACCTGAGAGTATGTTTACATTAACAATCTGTCCATATGTTGGTGAATCTGGATTAAAGTCTACGGTTGCTTCACCCACAGCACCATATCCTAAATTACATGGATCTTCAAATGTTATGAGTGGTGGGGTTGTAAAGTAACCTAGACCAGGATCTGTTATCTCTACACCAATCACACTTCCAGTTCGACTTAAATCAGCAGTCACATCTGATAATCCCTCAGTATTATTTACAATACCACCTAGTATTGCCTTACCAGCACCACCAAATCCATCACCACCAAATATATTAACAACAGGTGGTCCGCAAAAATCTACATTTGCACAGTCTGGTTTGACGAAAGGTGTTCCACCACCCGAATTTATATTTTCTAACACGTTATCTAATGCACCACTCACACTAAATGGTTTTTTCGCATTACCACCAGTTTTACGGGAAGTTATCTTGCCAGCACATTTATTATTCTGTTGATTGCAATCTACAAATGAACTTACTGATCTAAACAAATCAGATGAACTTCGAAGAGCATCTTGAACTTTAAATGCTGGTGACAATATTGAAGAAAGACCACCAAGTATTCCGTCTAAATCATCAGAAATATCATTTAAAATACCATCAAGTAAAGATGCTGCAAACTGTTCGGCAACACAAATACCATTATTCACAACTGATACTAATGCGTCATTAAGTAGATCTTGTATTGTTTTACCTAATCCTGAAACAATTTTGCCTGGCAAACAATCAATAGTTTTTTCCATGCTCTTCACACCAGGTATCATTGCTCTCTGGGCAGCAATGCCAGCTTTTTTTGCCACACCAGCATTTTGAGTCGCAGCAAGAGTAATTCCATATACTTTATTATACAGTGAATCCAGTCCTCCTTGAAGTTCAGGCACCATTTTTTCATAAAACTTACCCATCGCATTTGATACTAAACCATTTGTCATCTTCTGTATCTTTGATGTTGCCTGTGCAACATCACCAAGAAAATCAGTTCCACTTTCCACTGCGATAAACAAATTATCTAATGTTGATGATACCTCTGTTAAAAAGGTATCATCACAATCATTTGCCGGAGTTAGACTTGCACCAAGTGTGCTAGATGTTGCCACCTCATCTACTTCATCATCTTTCTTTTTTTCATTTAGATTATCAATTTTTTTCTGATCTAAGTTTCTTGTAGATTTGGCACTATCCTTTTCCATTTCATTTGTCTCTGTCTTTGGTAGTGTTCCATCAGGTGGTCTAACATTTTTCGTATAACCTGTAAACGGTTCAAAACCCAATGATGAAGCAGCATTTGAAACATCTTTTGTTCTACCAAATGCTCCAAAGATTACAGGTAATTGTGCGTTATCACCGTCTAGGAAAAATCCCATGACAACATCACCTGGTCTTAATCTTACCGCAGTCACAAAATTAGCAGAACCCGTTCCTGCTGTTGGTGGAAGTATCACTGTTGCAAATGGTAAGTCCTTGTCAGGCAAATCCTCTTTACTAAAAGGATGATAACCGAGAATTCTTACTTTATAACGATTACCCCAACCCTCTCCTTGATTTTGTTTTCCAATAGATTCTATCGGTGCAATCTGACCAACCCACCAACGGAAACTATCTCTTCCTATAAAATTACTTTTTATGAGTGATTCGTCTATCATGCGTCTCCAAATGAATCTCTTACTAATTTCATTGATGTAAATGAACGGTCTGGGTCAAAATGATGACACACTTCTTTAATAATATATTTACCACTGGTCTCTTCATCAAATCTTTCTGAATCCTGCCTTGAAACCTTAGGGAATTGACAAGTTATAATATCACCTGCACGTAAATCAGTATTGCAAGGAACAGTTACACTTAATAACTGTGTCAACAAAAGATTATACCTCATCGCGCTCTGTGCCTGATACTTCGTTGGGTCTGCGTTTGTCTTCTTTGATACATCAGGATCTATCGTACCATGATCAATCACTTGTGAGAACAAACGACTTGGCACATCTGATAAAGTCTTATCTGATTCCTCAGATATTCTTGGTAACACAACTTTATTACCTAACTTATCTATTCCAGACTCATCAAATTTAAATATTCGTTGTTTCATTTTAAAATTTAATGGATCGAATGTTAATCTTATAGACGAATATGTGCCTAATCTTAGTTTCTCAAGTAAATTCTGATTTCGATCAATCGTATAATTTAAAATTCTAAAATCATTATTCTTACTAATCGAACTTTCATTTACCTCTGTATAAGTATAAGTTGCCTTTGATGACTGTTTTGTTAATTTTTCAATTGATTTAAATTTAAATCCGTCCTGTGTCTGATAAAATAAAAATCCTGCTGTTGTATCATTTGATTTAGAATCATCTACCGACTTAGATGCCAACCAAACTAATGTTGTAAATGGTTTTCTAAGATTACCAATAAATTTATATTCATTGCTGGTGGGGTCAACTTCATATCTTGATTTATCCATTTTAAAACCAATTCTATCATCAGTTAATATTTTTTCAACAGATGTGCTAATCTTTGATGAATACTTTTTAAATACTCTTGTAGTTTCATTGGTGATTGCCTCCCTTGAAACAAGATTAAGAAGAAAAGTCTCTCTTTCTGATTGTGAAATTACGTCAGTAATACTTGATACTATCAAATTTTGTTCTGGGTCAGTGAAATCTAGACCTTTCTTTTCCTTGCCATTTCCAGTCTTACCTTGATCTAATATCTTCATTGATAATCTTTCACCTCCACGAAGAGGTAAACCATTATAGATCGACTGCCTTTCCTTCGAACCTTCCTTTGCAATTGAATCTCCTGTATTGACAACTCTGACCTGTGCTGTGATTGTGGGAGAAAATAAATCTTCATAATAGTCAATCGAAATTGTGCCAAGTTTGATATCCACAGACTTTGACCTATCGTTTGATTCGAGGATTAACTCCTCATAAAGTGATGCATCGGATGCTGACATTACGTGTACGCTGCGTCGAGTAAAATATTTTCTTTAACCATACTATTTAACGACTTTCCAAGAACAATGAGTTTTGTCTGACTCTCTTGTGCTTGTGGGAGTTGTGTAACCTGTGTTGATGGAATAATATTATCAACAACGATAGTTTTTGATTTTTTCTCTTTTGTTATCGATTTTGTGATGTCTGCTTTTTTGACATTTGATATAAATTTACTGTCCTTTGTTACCTTTTTCACAGGTTCCATAGACTTTTTGACTGCACTTTGTGCCTTCTTTAATTCACCTTTATAACCTTTATCACCAGGTTTATATGTTTTACCATCTAATGTTTGTATAGTTATTTTACTGTTATCCTTTTTAATAGATTCAACACTTTGAGCATCACCAGACTCTTTCACTTCAATATTAGAAACATTTATATCAACCTTACT